ACAAACGACCCAGCTGTGCCAGTACCGATAATTTTTAACGTTTTGTAAACTTGTGTATAGGTTTGTGAGGTTATCTCGGACGAGACTCTCACTGTGAAAGCATTTACAAATAAACGCTTTCCTTGCTCTGTAACATCTCGCTTTGAGACATCCAGAAGGTCCAAACGACGAACAGTTCCGTCATCTGGCTCCAATACAGCAAACCGCATTGGAATCTTATTGCTCAGCATTTGACCAAGAATTTGTCGGTCATGCCTAGGTTGACGAGAGTAAGTAGTTACTTGGTAGTCAATGTTTACTGGAATAGGCCAGGGTATGTACCAGCTACTAGTTTCCTCATTGTAAACCGCATTGCTTGATGGGTCTGTGGATGGGTCTGGCAGGTAAGAAGGCTGTGCGAAACCGCGATGAGCACGTGCAGGGTCTTCTGCAATGTCAATCATGTCAATTGTGATGTACGGGTATGACTGCTCACGGATTTCTTGGTCGGGTTGCCCAAAATAAACTTTTACACTGCGGGAGGTATTGTTGTTGTTTGCTTTTTGGTCAACAACGGTCATACCTAAAAGAAGATTGCGCAAAGCCTCATCCTCAGAGATAAGGAAGGTCATAGCTCGCCTCCCATGTGCTTCAGCATCCTACCTACAAGGAACTCTTCAGCTTCAGAGGTATTGTTGGAAAAACGACGCATAGCTGCGGTAGGACGGCTATCTTGGGTGCCGTATTCCAAGTCATTAATTTCTTTGGTGTGCTTTTTATTAGCGGCAATTTTAAATTCGCCCTCGTGGTAATGGACTTTCATACCTTTAACAATATGGTCAGGCCATCCAGCTGCGGCTGCTTCATTACGAAGGTGTGAGGAAAGATACTTAGCAGTTTCATGACTGCTCTTATCTAGCGCTGTATGAGCGTGGGTGTCAGCCATTGTGTACCTTTTTTTTGGTAAGGCAAAACAACATGGATAAACCCCTTATACAACGCAAGCAGTTGGGACTGCACAGGCCCGCAGCGGGTTACTGATAAGCCTATGATAAAGAAGAAAGGCCCCTTTCGGGGCCTAACTACTTACTTCTTTTTTGCCTTTTGCTCATCTTTTTTTCCCTTGGGTTTTTTATCAAACTTCTTGTTTGCTGCAGCAAGGGTCTTCATACCGTGCTTATCCTTTGGCTTCATGCAGCCACAGGTAGCGCACACTACTTTTTCTTCTTTCGTAGGGCAGCGAAGTCAGAGCCTTCTAGCTTGCCGTCTTTATCTGCATCAAGCTTACTTTGCTTACCTTTTAAAGGTGACTTCTTTCCCTTACAGTCTTTGCAAGTACCGCAAGTGCAAGCCTTGCTTTTAGCCTTTGACTTAGACTTTGGGCCTTTGCCAAAACCTGGCTCGCCCTTCTTCTTACCACATCCACATGCTGCGCACATTTACTTGCTCACTTTCTTCTTAGGTTTAGCGATTTTTTTCTTACCTGAACCTTCAGGAACGCAGTTTGGCACTTTCTTACCATTCTTGTTCTTAAAGCCTACTTGAACGTACCCATCCCAACAGGGATTAGTGTCTTTAGCCATTTGTCTTATGCCAATCTTTAGTTGCTTTAACGCCTTGCTTAATTGTTTTAGCGCCAGCCTTCTTTGTCAGGTTAATCTTGTCGTAAGTTCCTTTGTCACGGTTTGTGTGGTCAACAATTACCTCACCCTTTTTGTTCTTAGAAATCTTATGCGTTTCCCGTGCAGGCTTGCCTGGGACTTTGATAGCCAGAGTTACTGGCTTTTCAACCTTAGCTTGGGTCTTTTTTGCCGCAGCCACAGTTGCCACATTTGCATTCTGGTTTCATTCGTATTCCTCTTCTTCGTCGTCATCTTCAAAATCAAATTCTTCATCAAACAGGTCTTCGTCTAGCTCAGGCTCAAACGCTTCAAAGTCAACATCTTCAACAATGCTCTCTTCAAACTCTGACATTATGCGGGTCCAATCGTTGTAATTGTTCCTGAAGAGCCTCTGTACTTCAGAGCTCCAGCTTCTACATACAAAATTCCTCCACCTGTCATGTTGGCAGTAGGTGCTGTTGTATTTGTAAGATTTACAGTTCCAGTAAAAGTAGGAGTTGCGCTAGGAGCTTTGGTATTTAGCTGTGTTTGAATAGCAGAGGTAACGCCATCTACATAAGCCAACTCTGTTGCAGACACGTTTCCAACAGAGGTTGTAGATGGAAGAACGACTGTTCCAGTAAATGTTGGACTAGCTTTAGGGGCTTTATTAGTGTCTAAATAATCAAGAGCAGCGTTAAGACTTACGTCCCAGTTTACATCCCCATCTGCGGGTTTAACTAACGGCATAATTATTACCTTCCATATCCATAGCTACCATAGCTTCCAACACCATACCCCAGTACTCCAATACCATAACCAACGCTTGACGAGGCATAGCTTTGGAACTGTGGGTCATTGACAAGCTCTTCGGCGTTAACCTGGTTGCAGTCAATAGTGACCACAGAATAGCGCTCTTTGTATCGTCCACGTGGCATAACCCGTGTAGGAACAAATATCTTTTCTTGGAATGCAATTCTATCTTTAATGTGGGTTGTTGGGTTTGTAATCATATCTGGAATGAGTATGTTTACATCAGAAACCGATACAACAAGGCGCAAAGTATCTGTTACGTAGAAGCCTCGTTCGTTCATAATGTTTGTAGAACGCATCTGTTGAGCCATAATTACAGGTAGGTCAAATGGGCTCTTCCAACGACGTCCTTCTCCAGGGGTTGCACTTGAGACGTCGTAGATATCATCAACAACTAAGTTAGGGTTTGCATCTAGGTAAGCTTGGTCCCATACCCACCAAGATACGGTGGTACCAACAGGGTCACGAAGGTCATCAACAATGCCCTCATCCATTGACTTACTTTCAAAGTCAATTTTAAAACGCCCCTGTACTTTGTTACCACGCATAGGAGGATTATCTCTTAAAGAAGAGTAGAAAGTGGGCTAAGCTTCGTTGCGCTCAAAAGGGTACAGAGTGCCAGGAACAACGCTCTCTGGTTCATCAGACACATCAACCATTAATGGCTCACTTAGCAAGATTGAAGCTAACCGCTCATCCGTGTGAAGGATGTCTTGGATTACTCCGTCAAGAACAAAAGCAACTTTCTTAGGTGGAAGTGGGCGCTCCGGGTCGTATAGTTCCATTATTTTGATTCCTCTTCTGATTGGTCTTCTGTGTAGCTAATTGAAACTGCTTGCCATTTGTCTAATGGACAAAATGCGTTTGGAAGCTTTGCCTTGTGCTGCATAAAGCATCCGCATTTTTTGCATTGACCTGTTAGTTTTATTAGCTCAGGGCAAGCAGAACAAATCTCATAGCGTTCTTCTGCAATTGTTGTTTCAACTCTTCCAAGGTTCTTATTAAATAAATCCCAAGGACGTGCATTACGTGGTTTGTCGCTCATTATGCTCCTATTACGATACCGAGAAGTTGTCTACACCTGTTCCAAGGGATAGTGTGCTTGTGCCTAAAAATATACCATAGTTTCCTACAGGAGTACCTGATCCTGTTGTTGTATAAATCTGTGTTCCACCATTGTAAGCATAGACTGTAAAAGAACCTGCAGCACTTACTACTGCTGTAATTCTTGTTGGAGCTGAACTAAGAAGTTCGCTTGCTGATCCATTAGTAACAACTCTATCTCCAGTAGCGGTAGCTGTTGGGGTGACTGCTACACCTCCTCCAGTATTTGTTCTAGAAGCCGTGTTTGCTAGGCAACCACAGGTTGGATATCCAGCTACAGCTGCTGCTGTTGAGGTACTAGATGATGAGCCACAACAACAGTTTGGATAAGTTCCACCAGAACTGGTGGTTACGGTTGCTGCACCTTGGTTGGTTGCAGAACTTGTAGAGGTTGTGTAGTTACAGTTAGGCCAAGTTCCACCACTAACTGTTGTTGAGGTTGTACTAGATGACGAGCCGCAGCAGCAGTTTGGATACGTTCCGCCTGAACCGCTAGTTACGGTTGCTGCACCTTGGTTGGTTGGAGCACCTGTAGAAACTACGTAGTTACAGTTAGGCCAAGTTCCACCACTAGGGGTAGTTTTAGAAGTTTGAGTTGCGCTTGTGTAAGTGTAGGCTGGCTGTGTACCCTCTATGTAGCAAGAAGCAATGGAACCAGAACCAGTAGTAGGGTTTGGACCGTTTACCGTTCCACTAGGACATAAGTAACAAGTAGAAGAAGATGGAGAACTTTGAGCGCCACCTTGGTCACAAGTCCTTAAACAATAAACGGCGCTGGTTCCACCTGAGCTACATTCTCCAACGTATAAGCACGGGTTAGACATATCGTTAACGTTACTTTGCGTACACTGCCGCAAAGCAGGTGTTGCAGCATAGCTGGTAGCGCTACCATAGTATGAGTACACACCACTGCCAGTAGTTCCAGATACAACCTGGCATTGGTATGTGGAGCCTGTAAATGTAAGAGTTCCACTAGAACAGCTAAAGCAAGCGCCGTTGTACTCTGTAGTGCCAGAAGGACAAACAGGAGTTCCAGAAGAACAAAACTTACATACTCCATCGGATTGGTCAAAGCTCCATCCAGAAGGACAGGTATAGCAATACCCGCCATAGTACTGTCCAACAGAGCACGAGTAAGATACTGAAGGGTTACAAGAGTAGGTTGTGGTAGTAACAGTTCCATTATCACACTTTTTACATACTCCATTGGATTGGTCAAAGGTAAATCCAGAAGGACAGGTATAGCAGTTAGTGCCGTAAAGCTGTCCAACAGAGCACGAGTAAGAAACTTGGTTGTTACAAGAGTAATTTGTGTAAGAACAATCAGTACAGTAGTTGTTACCTGTTGAATAGGTGTATGTGTATTGTTGATAGTAAGAGCTGTAGTAAGAACCGCTACCACTTACCCACCACGCAACTCCGTAACCGTTAGTTACATCGGCAGTTACTGTTGCGGTTCCAGTACCAAAGGATACAGAAGCTACACCAGAAGATGATGAGACGCCTTGACTTCCGTTGGTAGACCAGGCGCCAGAGTGAGTTGTCCAAGGACTACCAGAAGAAGTTGTACCTAAAGTAGAGCCCGAACGGTTAAAGTTATCTGTAATAGTTGGCAGAGGAACAACGCTATTTGAAGTTACTCCTCCTCCTACGCCAGCACCGTTTCTTGCTTTTAAAGTAAATGTGTATGACTGAATTGCTGCAAATGTTCCTGAAACGCTCACAACGCCACCTGCGGTGCTAGGTGTTCCAGAGTAAGTCAAAGCAATTGCAGGGCTAGAGACAATGTCTCCAGTACTTGTTCCACTTCCTTGCCACGCAGTAAGTGCGGAACCGTTTTGTGCTATGGCTCCGTACGTTAGGTTTACAGTTGTTGTGTTTGCTACAGCAGCGCTTAAACTTGCTGGTGTGCCAGGAATTACTGCTGCAAAAGGTGTAATGCTCTGAGAGGAAGCAGTTGCAGTTCCCATTGGATTAGTAACGCTAAAAGATACGGAGTACTGAGTTCCCTGTACATAACTAAATGTGTAAGTTAAAGCTCCTGAAGTATTTCCTACAGGACTTGTCCCTGCGGTAGTTGCTGCGGTACCAGAGACTGCTGAAGAAAACGAAGTAACATCTTGTCCACCAGTGTTATAGGAGTACGT